GTTGCCTCCGCCTCCAACCGTAGCGGTGCGGACGTATTCATCCCCATCCACTGCAACGCCTGTAACGGCGTTGCAAACGGAACGGAGGTCTGGCACTTCTACGGAAGCGGCGCAGGAGAGAAGCTGTCAAGCTGCATTCAGAACCAGATTGTGGATGCGCTTGGTACAACAGATCGCGGCGTGAAGGGTGCAAAGCCCGGTGTCAACGGGCTGTACGTTCTAAGCAACACGGATGCGATCGCCGTGCTTGTGGAGCTTGCGTTTATCGACCATGCGGGCGACGCGCAGCTTCTCAATACGCGACAGGATGAATTTGCGCACACCATGCCGTGAGGCGCAGCGTGAGGGAGGTGAGGGGTGACGCGGGGAGAGCGAGACCATGACGTGCGGGGGGGGTAACGGATTATGAAGGAGAGGAACAGTCATGAAACTGGAACACATCCAAAACGAACTGAAGAATCATGTCGGGGATTTCGTGCGGACGGAAGCAAAGGAAGCGACCGTCCTCTGGCTGCACGAGAAGGGGCTTCCCGCAGCGCGTGAAGTGTCGGCGGCGTACACGGCGGCACTGAAAGAGAGCGCGGAGAAGGAGACGGGATGGTGCAGATTCCGTGACCGCATCTTCCTGCCGCTTGTTATCGACGGGGCGATCTGGATGACAGGCAAGATGCTCGAACGCATGACGGTATCCTTGGCAGGGAAATGATGGGCATAAGATCTATTTGATGAGATAGAGTTGGTGTATACAACAGAATCCGCTTGCTAATTACTCCGACCAGAGGCATGTATGTAGTGACCAAAGTTCATAAAGGAGGAAATCACCATGAAGGTCAATTACAACATCCAGAAGGAAGAGCGCAAGGCGATGGTCGCGGTAGTCAGCAAGGTGCTCGACACGAAGCCTGCCTACTGCGGCGCACCGACATTTTCCTACAAAATCGGCGCATTCGAGATCATGAAGGACGGCAGCCTTTGGTTCGACGATGTCACCGACGAAGCGACGGTGGCGCGTGTGCGCACGGCACTGCGCGAGGAGGGCTTCATGTCCGAGGATTGGGAGGACGAGGCTTCCTGCGCGGCCACAGCGGCAGACGAGCCGAGCCGGACGGAAGAGGCAGTGGATACGCTGATTCAGACAGAAACGGCGGCAGAACCTGCTCCGACCGAGGAAGCGATTGCAGAACCCGACGAGGACAGCCTTTCGATCAGCCTCCCACGCAGCCTTTTCACCGAAATGGCACTGCAGAATCTGGACGCACTCCTTCTGAGCAAGGGGCGGCTCATCCGACACGCCTTCGACATCCGCGAGGCGACCTACACGCTCACCGATGACCGCATCACCTTTGCATGGCTGCACGGGACGATCACCGACGAGACGGCAAAGGCGTATGCCGAGTTCATCAGCAAGCTCTGCCTGATGGCGCGGACGCAGAAGCGCGTCACGGCAAAGGAGAAGATTGTGGACAACGAAAAGTACGCTTTCCGCTGCTTCCTCCTGCGCCTTGGCATGATCGGAAATGCCTACAAAGAGTCGCGCAAGATTCTTCTGCAGAACCTCACGGGCAGCAGCGCATTCAAGAGCGGACATCGGAAAGGAGATGAGCGTCATGCATTTTCCGAGTAGGGAGCAGATCACCGTGCTTCGAGAGCGGTACCCACGCGGGACGAAGGTGGAACTTCTCGGAATGAACGATCCGCAAGCCCCGCCGACGGGAACGATGGGGGAGATTCTGGGCATTGATGACGCGGGGCAGGTTCTCGTCCGATGGGCGACAGGATCGTCACTCAGCCTTATCCCCGGTGTGGACTCCTTCCGCATCGCAGAGAAAGGCGGTCAGTCATGAACGAGAAAATTGTTTCCCAGATCAGGGACATCCGCAACTCCGGGCGGGTGAATATGTTCGATGTTCCCGGTGTTCAGCGCATGGCGTTTAAGATGGGATTCTACGAACTGGTCTGCTTCATCGAGGAAGACCGTGCGGCGTATGTACGCTTTATCCTCACGGGCGAAGAGAGCATTTAACGGATTTTGCACAGCCTTTCGGGGCTGTGTTTCTCTCGAAAAATAAGTGTAGTTTATCCGAAATATGACTTGCTATATTCTGTGTTTAGAGGCATATATACACATGACGAAGGAAACAACCTACACAAAGGAGGAAACGAAAATGAAAAGCGTAGAAGCAAGATGGCCGAAGACCACCACGATGGAGCACCTCGATGAGATGCGGTTCGGGACAAGCGGCGCGATCCTTCGCTACGGCGAACAGATCCTTGTCGTCGGGATGGAGTGTTGGGGCTTCCACGCAGCCATCTACGAGATGGTCGAAACGCCGGAGGAGACGGGCTTCGCGGACATCGAATGCCGCCTGAACCTCGTCGAAACCGCCACGGAGCTTTTCGAGGACGGCGGTCACGCGATGGCTTGGTGCATGAAGCGCATCTAAGCCGCTCCAAGAGGAAAAACAACCCTTCGGGGCTGCTTCTCGTTTCTGTGTTTTGAGTCGCTGACGGCGGCTCTTTTTTGATGGGGATGATCGCTTGCGAAAACTGACGGACTACAAGCCGACAAAGTTCATGGCAGAGGACGCGCACTATGACAAAGCTGCTGCGGACTATGCTGTGGGCTTTATCGAGTGCCTGTGCCATACGAAGGGGACGTGGGCAGGAAAGCCCTTCGAGCTGATCGACTGGCAGGGGGGGATTATCCGAGGCATTTTCGGAATTTTGAAGCCGAACGGGTATCGCCAGTTCAACACGGCGTATATCGAGATAGGGAAGAAGAACGGGAAGAGCGAACTCGCGGCCGCTGTCGCACTTCTCCTTTGCTGCGGCGATGGGGAGGAGCGAGCCGAGGTGTACGGCTGTGCCGCCGACCGTCAACAAGCGAGCATCGTATTCGAGGTCGCAGCAGATATGGTGCGGATGTGTCCCGCACTCGGCAAGCGAGTGAAGATCCTCGCCTCCCAGAAGCGGATGGTATATCTGCCGACGAACAGTTTCTATCAGGTGCTTTCGGCAGAGGCGTACTCAAAGCACGGCTTCAATATTCACGGCGTGGTATTCGATGAGCTGCATACACAGCCGAATCGCAAGCTCTTTGACGTTATGACGAAAGGCTCCGGCGATGCGCGTATGCAGCCGCTTTACTTCCTCATCACCACGGCAGGGACGGATACCCAGTCCATCTGCTACGAGACACACCAGAAAGCGAAGGACATTCTCGAAGGGAGAAAGATTGATTCGACCTTCTATCCCGTGATCTACGGAGCGAAGGAGGATGAGGACTGGACAGACCCGGAGGTATGGAAGCGGTCGAATCCGTCCCTCGGTATCACGGTCGGTATCGACAAGGTACAGGCGGCGTGCGATTCGGCACGGCAGAATCCCGCCGAGGAGAACAGTTTCCGACAGCTTCGATTGAATCAGTGGGTGAAGCAGTCTGTACGGTGGATGCCGATGGACAAATGGGATGCGTGCTCCATGCCTGTAGATGCCGAGTCATTGGAGGGGCGCGTCTGCTACGGCGGACTAGACCTTTCCTCCACGATGGATATTACGGCATTTGTGCTCGTGTTTCCTCCGATGGATGAAGATGACCCATTTGCCGTGCTTCCGTACTTCTGGATTCCCGAGGAGAATATCGACCTGCGTGTACGGCGCGACCATGTGCCGTACGATGTGTGGGAGAAGCAGGACTTTCTTATGACCACCGAGGGGAATGTGGTTCATTACGGATTTATCGAGGCGTTCATTGAGAAACTGGGCGAGAAGTACAACATCCGCGAGATTGCCTTCGACCGCTGGGGCGCAGTACAGATGGTGCAGAATCTAGAGGGGATGGGATTCACCGTTGTTCCGTTCGGGCAGGGCTTCAAGGATATGAGCCCGCCGACCAAGGAGCTAATGAAGCTGACATTGGAAAAGAAAATAGCGCACGGCGGGCATCCCGTCATGCGCTGGATGGCAGACAACATCTTCATTCGCGCCGATCCCGCAGGGAACATCAAGGCAGATAAGGAAAAATCCACCGAGAAGATCGACGGCGTGATTGCACTCATCATGGCACTCGACCGTGCGATTCGCTGTGGGAATGATACCTCCGCGTCTGTTTATGATGAGAGAGGGATTCTGTTGCTATGAATCAGTATTTATTCGAGCGATTCCAGTTTTGATAGCGTAATCTTGTCATACGCTCCGTTTTTCTTGTCCTCTGGATGGGGCTCCAATCCGATGATGGTAATATCTTTCTGTTCAGGCCCATACACCCAGTACATTCGCATGGCGCGACTGGTTCGATTCTCCAAATAAGACTGCCAGACCTTTCGTCCGTATCGTCTGGTTAAATCTGGGATTTCATGTGTATGGAGACTCGGATAGAACGGATTGCCAGAAAGAAGTTTTAAGGCTTTGCCCCATTTTTTATAGAGGTTGGCATCTGCTTTTGAAATACTTCCATCCATGCTCTCTCGGTGCAGACGCATCCACAGTTCAAGCATTTCAGGAATACCCATATGAATTGTAAAATCCATACTCAGAATCCAGAGAGGTCAATCGGTGCAGAAACTTTTCCTGCATTCAGATTGCGAATTGATTCATCCATCATCTGCAGAGTACGCTTTGATATTTCTGCCGGCCGTATCAACTCACGCGGCTCTAACAGAATAATGCCGTTATCATATTCCTGGACTTCATAATAATCATATTTTGCACCACGCAATGTCAGACGCTTCTTTGCATCCAAATGAGCTTGATAGCGACCTTTGATTACAGCTTGCATCATTTACCTCCATTCCGGGGAAGTGGGATTTCCCACGTTTGATATGCTCAGTATAAATCAAATTCGGATATTGTGCAAGACATGGGGCTTAAAACATCACAGTGGTCAAAAAATACAAATATGAAATGGAGGATTCTATGAACCTATTCACAAAACTCTTCCGTTCACGGGACAAGCCCACGAATCATCTCGGCGGCTTTGTCCTTTTTTTTTGGGAGAGCGCGGCGGGGGAGGGGGGGGACGGAAGCGGCTGCAATGCAGACGACGGCAGTCTACGCCTGTGTGCGCATCCTCGCCGAATCCATTGCAGGGCTGCCCCTTCACGTTTACGCATACAAAGGACAGGGTAAGGAGCGCGTGCCGGATCATCCGCTGTACTTTCTGCTCCACGATGCGCCGAATCCCGAGATGACCTCCTTTATATTTCGCGAAACCATGATGAGTCACCTTCTTTTGTGGGGAAATGCGTACGCACAAATTTTGCGGGATGGCAGAGGACGTGTTCTCGGACTTTATCCGCTCCTCCCGGACAAGATGGAAGTCAGCCGCGACAGCCGCACGGGTGAACTTTACTACACCTACACGAGAAGCACGGAGGAGAATCCGAATTTTGCGGACAAGGGGCAGATTCGTCTGCGGCGTGAGGATGTGCTGCATATTCCGGGGCTTGGATTCGACGGACTTGTGGGATATTCTCCTATCGCTATGGCAAAGAATGCCATCGGCATTGCGCTTGCCACAGAGGAATATGGTGCCGCCTTCTTCAAGAATGGGGCGCGTCCGGGCGGTGTTCTGGAACATCCGGGTGTCCTCAAAGACCCGTCGAAACTCCGTGAAAGCTGGCACGCCGTCTACGGCGGCACGATGAACACGGGCAGGATTGCTGTTCTTGAGGAGGGCGTAAAGTATCAGCAGATTGCCATACCGCCCGAGGAGGCGCAGTTCCTTGAGACGAGGAAGTTCCAGATTGACGAGATTGCACGGCTCTATCGTGTACCGCCGCATATGGTAGGAGACTTGGAGAAGTCCAGCTTCTCGAATATCGAGCAGCAGTCGCTTGAATTTGTAAAGTACACCTTGAATCCATGGGTCATGCGATGGGAGCAGTCGCTTCAAAAGGCATTGCTGACGGACAAGGAGCGGAAGGACTACTTCATCCGCTTCAACGTGGACGGTCTTCTCCGCGGGGACTACAAGAGCCGTATGGAGGGCTATGCCATCGGGCGACAGAACGGATGGCTCTCGGCGAACGACATCCGCAGTCTTGAGGACATGAATCCCATCGAAGCAGACGAGGGCGGCGATCTCTATCTCATCAACGGGAACATGACAAAACTGAGGGACGCAGGGCTGTTTGCCGGCAGTCAGAAGGGAGTAAGTGATGAAACGTAAATTTTGGAACTGGGTACGGAACGAGGGAGAGAAGCGAATCTTGCTTCTGGACGGTGAAATCTCAGACGAGACGTGGTGGGGCGATGAGATCACTCCCCAGATGTTCCGTTCTGAACTGAATGCCGCCGAGGGAGATATTGACCTCTGGATCAACTCTCCGGGAGGGGACTGCTATGCGGCGGCACAGATCTACAATATGCTGATGGAGTATAAGGGAAACGTCAATGTCAAGATTGATGGTATTGCCGCCTCTGCCGCATCCGTTGTTGCGATGGCAGGATCAACGGTTGAGATTTCTCCCTTGGGGATGTTGATGATCCACAATCCCATGACCGTCTCCATCGGAGACACACATGAGATGGAGCGGACGATTACCTTCCTTGCCGAGATCAAGGAGAGCATCATCAACGCCTACGAACTCAAGACGGGGCTGTCCCGTGCGAAGATTTCACGGCTGATGGATGCCGAGACGTGGATGAACGCAAAGAAAGCGGTGGAGCTTGGATTTGCGGATTCCGTTCTCTATGGGGACGCACAGCGTCCTATGACGGATGCGACAGACGGACTGATTTTCTCCCGTGCCGCTGTCACGAACTCCCTGCTCTCGAAATTCGGGCAGGGAACACACAATGTCGATGCAGAGCCGTTTAAGAAGCGGCTCTTTTCTATTTCACATTAACGGAGGGACAAGATCATGGATAAGATCATGGCAATGCGCGAGAAGCGTGCAGAAATGTGGGAACAGGCAAAGCAGTTCCTCGACGAACACGAGAAGGACGGCCGCCTCACAGCCGAGGATGCCAAGGCATACGAGCAGATGGAGAATGAGGTGCTCGCACTCGGAAAGGACATCGAGCGCATGGAGCGTCAGGCGATTCTCGATGCGCAGCTGGCAAAGCCAGTAACGGCGGCAATTACCAATCTGCCGGGCGCGGGATTTGCCGCTGAAAAGACGGGACGTGCAAGCGAGGCATATCGCGCCGCAATGCTGAAGGCTCTTCGCACGAACTTCCGGCAGGTGGAGAACGTCCTGCAGGAAGGTGTGGATGCAAACGGCGGCTATCTCGTACCCGAAGAGTACGATCAGCGTCTGATCGACGTTCTGGATGAAGAGAACGTCCTGCGTCCGCTTGCGACAGTGATTACCACGAGCGGCGAGCACAAGATCAATATCGCTGCCACAAAGCCTGCGGCATCGTGGATTGAGGAAGGCGCGCCGCTCACCTTCGGGGACGCGACCTTCGACCAGATTGTTCTCGACGCACACAAGCTCCACGTCGCGGTCAAGGTGACGGAGGAGCTTCTCTATGACAACGCCTTCAACCTAGAAAACTACCTCATTGAGCAGTTCGGCAAGGCACTGGGCAACGCAGAGGAGGATGCTTTCCTGAATGGCGATGGGACGCACAAGCCCAAGGGACTCCTTGCATCGGCAAAAACATCCGTTACCACGGCGGCGGCAGACCTCAAGGCAGACGAACTCGTGACGCTCGTCTACAGCCTCAAGCGTCCCTACCGCAAGAATGCGGCGTTCATCGTCAACGACCAGACGCTTGCAAGCATCCGAAAGCTCAAGGACGCGAACGGTGCGTATTTCTGGCAGCCGTCGTATCAGATGGGCGAACCCGATCGTCTGCTCGGCTACCCTGTCTATTCCTCGGCGTATATGCCTGCTATTGCAGCGGGCAAGACCGTCATTGCATTCGGAGACTACTCCTACTACAACATCGGGGATCGCAGCACGCGCTCTCTGCAGGAACTCAAGGAACTCTTCGCGGGCAACGGCATGATCGGCTACGTCATGAAGGAGCGCGTGGACGGCAAGCTCGTCCTCGAGGAAGCCGTGCAGACGCTCAAGATGAAGGGTTGATGTATGTTTGCGGAAAAGAGGGGAGGTGGTTCTATGCTTGTGCCGCTTGCAGCAGTCAAGCAGTATCTTAGGATTGACGGGGATGAGGAGGATGATCTCCTCATGCACTTTGCGGAAACGGCAGAACAAATTTGCACGGCACTTTTGCGCGTGAAGAAGCTGTCCAAGGTCGAAGATCAGGCAATTGTGCGCGTCGCAATCCTCTACGCCGTATCCTATCTTTACGAACACCGAGAGGAAGCCGACCACAGGGGGCTTGCGCTGACGCTGCGCTCGCTTCTCTTCGGTGTGCGGAAGGAGGTCTTTTAGGTGAGAGTGTCCATGAGCGAACTGCGTCACCGAATCACTATTCTGCGTCCCGTCACAGATACGGACGATGAGGGGAATATCCTCGTGCAAACAACACAAGAAGTCGGTAAAGCGTGGGCGCTTGTTCTTCCGTTTGCGACGAAAATCTCGGACGGCTATGCGGAGAAGGTGCAGGAGGTGGATTACCGCATCGTCATTCGTTATCGTGCGGATGTGCGCGTGACGGATCGTATTCGTTGGGAAGACAAAACGCTCACGCCGATTGCACCGCCGTATCCGCTTGGCGGGAAGAAGCGATGGCTTGTTCTGGAATGCAGGGAGTTGGTGGAAGATGGCTAGATACCGAGGATTCGTCTCTGCCGAGAAGATATTGTCCGAGCTTGGCGCAGAGGCGACGGCTGCGGCAAAGGAAGCCCTCGCGCACGGCGCAGACGATGTGGTCGCGGAGGCAAAGAACCGCTGTCCAGTCTATACGGGAACAGATAAGCGCGTGGTCAAAGGTGCGTTGCGGGACTCCATCCACAAACGTCTCCGCAGGAAGGACGGTTCTGTTTGGAGGATCGCGGCAGATGCGGAGTCTCAAGATGGCGTATTCTACGGCGTTCTTGTCGAGTTCAGCCCACGCATCAACAAGCCGTTTCTCTATCCCGCGCTTGATGCCAAGAAGGACGGGATCCGTTCTGCCATCGTCGATGCCGTGCGATCTGCCATTCGGAGGAGAGGGAAATGACTACGGCACGGATGGTGTATCAGGCACTTGTGCGCTCCAAGGACCTGACGCAGCTTCTCGCGCATGGAAAGAAGAGCATCTACCACGGGCGCAGCTCCGACGCAGGGACGTATCCGATTCTCGTCTATTCCGTCATTTCCGACGTTCCTGCGCTCTCGGCAGACGGTGCGGAACTGGAACGCCGAATCACGGTGCGTATCCATATTCTGACGAAGGACGGACGGTTTCGGGAAATCCATAAAGCCGTAAAAAGTGTGCTCCTGCCGCTCGGCTTTGTAAGGGCGCAGACGCAGGAGCTCGTTGAGAAAGATATATTCGTGGAAATTACAGATTACAGAACAGCAGTGGAGGGAGAATAAAATGCCGGGACCAACACCAACGGGAAAGCCCGCAGGGAATCTTACGAGCGGGCAGTTCATCAACATCCAGAAACTTCATATCGCCAAGATGCTCACCGATGTAGCAGGAGGGGCGGCAACCTACGAGGCTCCGATCCCGCTCGGGAAGCTCCTGCGCAAAGTGGACATCAAGCCACAGACGAATCAGGCGGAGCTTTTTGCCGACGGGCAGTCTGTGGATACGGCGTCGAATACCGCATCCTACGACCTCACGTTTGACACGGTTGCTTTGCCGCTTGAGTATGTTGCGTATCTCCTTGGACACAGTATCGAGAACGGCGTAATGAAGGCGGGCAAGGAAGATGTCGCTCCGTACTTCGCCGTCCTCTTTCAGTCGGATAAGCGCAACGGGAAGAAGCGTTTCACCAAATTCTACAAAGTCCAATTCACGGAACCCTCTGAGAGCGGCAACTCGAAGCAGGAGAGCATCCAGTTCGACACGCCGACGCTCACGGCAAAGGCGATCTACCGACTCTCGGACGGGCTGTCCTACGCCAAAGCAGACGAGGAGGCAGCGGGCTTTGCCGCAGAGACAGGCTCGAAGTGGTACGAGCAGGTCTGAGGGAGGACATGATGGATACACCGAAACTGCATATTGCGGGCAGGGAGATCACGCCGCATCCTCCGAAGATGAAGGTCTGGCGTGAGTTCCTTGCCTTTTTTGATGCCGACAAAGAAGGTCTGAGCCTTGAAGATTTTCTGGACGAGCACGTCCGACTGATCATTCTCGGCTTCGGACGCGAGGAAGTGACGAAGGAATCCGTGGAGGAGAATGTAGACGTTGCGGACATTGTTCCACTGACACGCGCACTCTTTCGATGGGTTCAGTCATTGACGTTTTCCAAATTGGTGAACCTCCCAAACGGAGAGACGGGGAAAGAGGCGTAGTTCTTTCTCCGTACCAGAATTTACTGCGCTATTACGAGCGGCTGCAGTCCGCTTACGGGTGGACGATGCACGAGGTTGATTCCCATGAGGTCGCTTTTTTGCTCGATCAGCTTGTGGTAACGGCACTGTGCGAACAGCAGCAATGTGAACGCTATATTGACGACGTGATGTAGGGAGGGGATAGGGTGGCAAAGCGCGGACAAAAGATTGATGAACTCTATCTCGACATCGGTCTCAACATCGCACAGCTGCAGCTGGACTTCGACACGGCGGGCAAGACCGTCTCCGACTCCATTGCACGACTCAACAGTAAGGCGAATAATATCCATCTGAAACTGGATGCTGACCTCGCGAAACTCGACGGTGTGGGGACGGAACTCGACAAGATCAAGGTGCGCCATCAGGCGATTAACCGAGAACTCGACATTCAGCGGCAAAAGGAACAGATTCTTGCCGCTGTTTTACAGTCTGCCAAGAAAAATGACGGCGTAGACAGTGCGTCCTATCGGCGTGCTGAAAGTAACCTGTTACGTCAGCAACGAACCGTCGCTCAGACCGAAGCCGAGGTGCGGAAACTGAATAACCGCCTCAAGGAGAGTGCGGTTCTCTCCGGCACGCTCGGCGGGCGTATCTCAGCGGGCATGACGGCGGCACAGGCGGGAGTCAGGAATCTCACGAGTGGATTCAACGTCCTCTCTGCAAAGATGGCTGCAGTTATGGCTGTTGCGGCAACAGGTGCAGGACTATTCAACATCACAAAGGATGCAATGCTTGCGGGTGAGAATGTCTATAAGCTCACACAGCGGCTTCATGTGTCCGCGAGTGAGGCGGCGACGCTCAATCGGGTGTTTCAGCTTGCGGATACGGACATCAAGAGTATCATTCCTCTGATTGCACGTCTTGACAAGCAGGTGGGATCTGCGGGTGAAAGCGGCAACGATACCGTCCGCGCCCTTTCACGTTTCGGGATTGCGCTCAAAGACCAGCAAGGGAATCTCCTGCCGCTGAACGAGCAGCTGGCGCAGCTTGCCAAGGGATACAAGACGGCAAGCGAAGCGGGAATGGAGGAAGCATATACCGCAGAAGTCCTCGGAGCGCGTGGTGCGGCACTCATCCCCATTCTCGAACAGTATGACGATCTGATGACGATTTCTTCTCGCGTCAAGACCACGGGGCTGCTCGACCCCGCACAGGCGCATGAGACCTATCTCAAATGGCGTGCGATGGAGATGGAAGCGGGGCAACTGAAGCTCGCCCTTGGTGCGGCTCTCCTTCCTGTCGCCGAGGAACTCATGCCCGAAATCAATGACGGCTTTGAGTCTTTCGTTGAAACGATTCGGGATAACAAGGACGAAATCAAGGACGCCATGCTCGGATGGGGCGAAGCACTCAAGACCGTCGCGGAGCTTGCGGGTTTTGTCGGGGAGCAGATTCACAAGGTCAATGAACACGCCGAGGCGAATGCGTGGCTCATGAAGAATCATCCTGTGGCTGCGCCCCTTATCCCGATTCCGTTTATCGGCGGCACCGTTCTCGATGCTCTCTACGGGGACGAATACAAGCAATACCAAGAACAGCAGAAACTTGCCAAAGAGAAAGCTGCGGCAGAGGAGAAGGCACGTGCCGAGGCGGAGAAGAATGCCAAGGCGCAGGAGCAGAATGCCAAAGCTGCGAAAATTCGTGCGGCGGCTGAGAAAGATGCCGCAAAGATGGTCAGTGAATCTGCAAAGGCGACCGCACAACTGACGGACAGCTTATATACACTGACGCATACGGACATCCAGAACAGCCTTCATGCTCTGGATCGTGAATCCTTCGATTTCTTTCAGAAGGGCGCAGATCCTCATCTCATCGACGAATACCGTCTGGCAAAGGAAGCAAAGATTTACGCCGACTTTCAGCGGGACGTTGTGGACAAGGCGAATGCGCTCTACAAGACCGATTTGCAAAACAAGCTGGATTCCATCGCCCGCGAAGCCGATGCCTTTCGTCAGAAGGGACTAGATGAAGTCCAAACGCAGGCGTGGGTCAGCGAGAGCAAGGCGCGTGTCATGGAGCAGTGGGAGCGAGATGTTGCCGCCAATATTGACTCCATCTGGAAAACCGAACTTGAGAACCGCCTTGCTGAGATTGAACGCGAGAAGGATGCGTGGGTGCAGAAGGGTCTGGACGAGGTCGAAGCGACGCGCTGGGCGGAGAAGCAGAAACTCGATGCCAAACGCAATGCCGCTCTGGAAGTCCTGCGCTCCCAGAAAGAGGAACTGCAGGTGTTCAAGAAGTCTGGGCAGTTCGGGCTGATGGAGTATCTTCGGAAAAAGAACAAGCTGACCGCAGAGGATCTGGGGCTGACACCGGAGCTTTTGCAGCAGTTCCAGTCCGGGCGTAAATGGGCGATGGAGAATCTCCTTCCGAATTTCGCTCCCGAGAAGCGTGAGGACAGTTCCCGCATTCGCGTCAACGGGCAGGAGTTCTCGTATGCACAGATGATGGCAGGGCTTGGACAACAGGCGCAGAGCATCCAAACTGCGGGGCAGAATGTTCTTTCCTCTCAAAATACTCCCCAGTACGCGCCATCCATGACGGACAACCGCCAAATTCACATACAGGTGAATATCGAGAACACCGTTACGGAGGATAACGAGGGAATGCGTATGCTTGCCGATCACGTCGCCGACCGCATTCGCCCCGCCGTTGAAAATGCCCTTGGAGGTGATTCCAATTCATATTCACATTGGTGAGGTCAGGACGCTGAGTGTCGAGAACTGGCAGATTATTCCCGACGACCGTCAGCAGCTTTTGGAAATTGTCGGCGGAGCGGTCGTGCAGGATTTCGGGCATATTGCAGAGGGCGACCGTATTTCCTGCTCCGTTGTTGTGACTGCTGCTGACTGGGAGAAAATCAAGGGCTACTGGGACAGCCGCGCGATGGTGTCCGTAACGGACGAGGGCGGGAATCTCCTGCCCTCCATGCGCGTCGTGGTGAAATCCTACGAGTATATGGCGCATTTCCCGAAGGTATACAAACTGTCTCTGGAATTTTGGAGGGTGTGACAATGGCAGAACTCTTGCATATCTATATGAACAATCCAACCGAGGGCGGCAAGGATGGGACGGAGGTTAGCTCCGGCACGGAACTTGCACCGATCTCCGTCCTGCTCGATGCGGGCAAGGGTGAGCAGAAAGCCGTCAAGTGCGCCGTGCGCTGCGAGAGCGGCTTCCACATTGACGGAGTATTGACGATCAAGTTTGTCGGCGATCATGCGGATAAGTGGAAAGCCGCGACGGATAACAAATACACTGCCGAGACCGCATTGGAGTCTGCCGAATGGAAGGATGTTATTTCGCTGCAGAACGTCCGCGACACGAATACCGTATTCTGGGTCAAGGCACTCAGTAGTGCAGATGAGCCGCCGCAACAGGATACGAGTGTGGACATTCAGGCAGAGGGACTCCTAGTCTCGAATTGAGGAGGTTTGTATGGCGTTCAAATACATCAATCCGGGCTATGCGGAGCTGCTTTCGGTTCGTGGCGGCACGACGGTAACAGGGGAGCAGTACAGTAAGACAGGCGTATCCTTCTGGCAGCCGACCAGTGACAAAGGGCTGACGATTTCAGAATTCCCTGCAGAGCTTTACGGGAAATTGGATCTGTACTTCAAAGCACCGGAGAATGCAGACCGTGCCAAACTTACCCTTGCAATCGGAGGCTACATCATCGTTAGTGCGGAAACGTCCTGGAGCAGGTGGCGCATGAAGGGAAACAACAATAACGATACCATTGCCGCGTCCGACAGCATTCGCGTAAACGCCGTCAATACTTTGTGGTTTCATGTCAAACCTGGGCAAAACCATAACGGTATCTTTCGGGCGATCCTGAACGAACGTGAGGTTTGCAACAAACAAGAAGACTCCTTTTGGTACGACTACGGCTCCAGTGAAAAGACCATAACGGTCTACAGCAGAACCGAAGACATTCTCATCTCGAATCTCATCCTCTCGGATGAAGAGATCAGCCCACGGGAACAGGTCATCTTGCTGCCCATCCAATCGACACAAACGAATATGACCGGCTGTGGCGATGGAAGCTATGAGGCGATGGCTGCGAATCAGGAGATTCTGCAAACGGTGGATGTTGTCGCTCTATCCGCGCAGTATGGCGCGGACTCGCGTGTGACGGGGATTTCTCTTCTCGGCAATCCCGCCTACCGCACGGCAGAGGGATTGTGTGCTCTGACGGCACTTGAAAAGAGTGGCGGGAATGTTACGGAATACGGAAGGCACATTGTAGAGCAGAATCCGAATTCCACCGTTATGGACACGCGCACTGTCTCTATGATCGTTGCAGAACTCACGGGACGGCAGTTCGGATGGAGAGCGGGGACATGAGCATCAAGCTGAAACCCGCCGTCTGCATAGCATGGCTGCCGCTGGGACGTATTCACCTAAAACCAATCATATACGCCACGGTGATTCCCGTATTCCGTCAATCCGTGCAGGTGCGCGGAGATACGTCGCGCCGTCTCAACACATCCATCGCCATGCGTGCAGATACCCTGCGCGATATTCGGATCGTTAAGAAAATCACAGTAATGGGCGACACCGAGCGGCGCATTGGTCGCTGTGGTACGGTTCTCGTAGATACGAAACGAACTCTTGTCAAACAGTCATGCATCGTTGCAGACACGAAAATCGAGATTCCTCATACACTGACCTATGCAGAGTTCAAGGAGCGGGGGATTCGCTCGTTCTCCGTGACGCTCGGCGAACTCAGTCTCTCGGATAACATTCAACTCGAAACGGTGAATCCGCTCCCCATCGGCGCGTGTGTAGAAGGGCGGGTGATGGATTATGCCTTCCGTTTTCTCGTGGAGGAAACGAGTCAGCGCGGCATCATGCAGTCCGTCAAGGGAACGTACAGTAAGGACACGCTCCTTTACACGCCCATCCATATCTACGTGGAGCGGGCAAAGGTATCACGCTATGCTGCCGAGATTGCGGCGGCACTTGGTTTGAAATTACACCGTCTGACCGATGATTTCACGCCATCGCAGAACTTCGAGGGGAGTGGAATGACGTATCATGACTTCATCTCCGCGCTCTTCGGCTGGACGGCGAAACTCCCGCAGCGACAGATCAACGTGTTCATTCGGGGAGATACGCTCCACATCATTCAGCGCGGTATGGAGGAATCCGTGGTCGATATTACGAACTGGCCGCACGCGCAGCCGACCATCGAGCGGAAACTTCTGCGTTCCGTCTGGCACAGCGCGAACAACAATCATGAGAGCGGGGCGCACAACGAGGAGGATACTGCGCCTATCCCTTTCACCGGCACGATTTCATTCAAAGAGATCAGCCGCACTTACTCCAACGGTTTTCTCGTGCGCGAGACGAATGAGAACGGCTACAGCACCTATACCTACGATGGGGAATACCTCGCGGAGAAGCGCACGCACAACGTGGACGGCTCGACCAGCCGCACGGATTACGCATACGCCTCTACAGGGCGTGACGTGTATCTTTTCAAGGAGTGGGAGCGTACCACAGAGGCGGTCAATGATGGGAAGAAGCATACGGAATATGACTGGGAGGATTGGAGCAACGAGAAGGGAACGGAGCGAATTACCTACCACGCACCGCTCGGCTACGGATGGTATGCGACTACCGTCTATGTGGACGGTGTACTCGAGGGCAGCAACTTGTCGCAGGGAAAGCCCGGCGGCAAGGCGAGTCAGTTCACCGTTGAGCAGTCGAATCTCAGCCTTGGCGCAAGTTACGCGAGCGATGATGAGCTTCCGTACTCCTCGCTCATCGACACGGAGTTTCCCGTTGTGGGCGCAGATTATCTGCGAATGCTGACGAGAGAAATCGAGTGGCTCAATCGCAAGACACAGGAGACTGTTACGGTGGAGATTCGCGCACGGATTCGTAGCGGCGTTCCCGACATTGACCACATCGTTGATTTTACCGAGCGCATCCGCTTCGAGGGGCATGAGTATTTCTTGCAGTCGAACACGGTGGAACTCACGCCGCACCTTCTGCGGCAGACAATCAAGATGGTGAGGTGGTTTTGATGCACGGCATTCTTGGACTCGCGGCGGCAATCCGAGCAGGGATAAAGAACTCGCAGGTGGCTGAATCACAGGCACAAAGGGGAATTATCCGTAACGGGCGCGTCCATATCGGGGAGCGGTCGTATCCTTTCCGTGCGGTAGTGGACTGTAACACCAGTGACGGAAGTCTTGTGTGGGTACAGATTTCAAGGGGCGGTACTGCCGTCATCGTGGGAGCGTGAGCTTATGCACAGGGCTAGAGTGAAAGCTGTGAGCGGAAATCGGGTTCTTGCGAATGGTACGTGGCTTACCTGCATTGGAAACCATGCTGTTTATCCGGGCGAATGGATCTGGACGGACGGTCGTTGCGTCTACGGGCATGAATCCGAGGGCGGCGGCAGCTACGTTCCGACGAATGCCCTTTCCGGTATACCGCTCCTCCAGATAAAGTGGAAGGATCAAAAAAACCAGATGCTCCATTCGTACTATGCAAAAGGAAAGATTCATCCGCTCGGCTTTTCCCAAGAGGATATATGGATGGTCAACAGCAGCCGCCACTTCGCGTATGTCTCAGGCTATGGAATGCTCGATGCCGAAATGGATGAGCGGGGAAATCTATATACCCTCGAAGCTGTGAATGCTCTCGTGTTCCCGCTCATCGGGGCAGATCAGCGTGACAGTATTCTCTCTGTCAAACGCAACGGAGAGATCATCGCCGCATACGATCTTGTGCAGATGTTTGGTGCTCCCGCCGTATCCGGTCCCACTGACCTCTATAGCTGTCAAACAGAAGGCGGGCGGGTGGATAAAGCTGGGAACTTCAAAGTGATGATATGGCACTCCATATCAGAGCATGGGGAAAACGGAAGCCATGTCAGCACAGACCGTTATGTGTTCT